TTTATCCCTTTGGACAAGGTTCTTTTTCAGATGCTATGCCTCTTGGCATTTCCGGTACTTTTAATTATATGTTCGTTTTCCAAGCTGAGCACAACATCCTCATGCATCCCTTCCACATGCTGGGAGTTGCTGGTGTATTTGGTGGTAGCTTGTTCTCAGCTATGCATGGATCTTTGGTTACGTCTTCCCTTGTACGTGAAACGTCTGAAGATATTAGTCAGAACTATGGTTACAAGTTCGGTCAAGAGGAAGAGACTTATAATATTGTTGCAGCACATGGTTACTTTGGTCGCCTCATTTTTCAATATGCGTCGTTCAATAATAGCCGTAGTCTTCATTTCTTTTTGGCTGCTTGGCCTGTGGTGGGTATTTGGTTTGCTGCTCTTGGCGTCAGCACTATGGCATTTAACCTGAATGGTTTTAACTTTAACCAGTCCATCCAGTCTTCTGATGGTCACGTCCTTAATACTTGGGCTGACATCTTGAACCGCGCTGGTCTTGGTATGGAAGTAATGCATGAGCGTAATGCTCATAACTTCCCACTTGATCTTGCATCAGCTAGTTCTACACCTGTTGCCCTGGTGGCACCTACAGTCGGCTAGAAGCACGTCCGTTCATCCTTCGGGACGCATGACACCATAAGCATGGAACGGGGCTTGTGGAGCTTCTTAGGAGGTTACTGTGCAGAGCAAGACTTATTGCTATCGCGGTGTCAAGTACACCAAGTGAGATAGATCTTACAGAGGGGTGCAATTCCCCTCATCACTATTGGCATTGGCCCTTACGAGGATACCCTTTGCCGTCTAGACGGTGGGATAGACCACAATACAAATTAAATAACTCAAAGATCTTTGAGAGTCTATATTATTACTCTCTTTTTTTAAATGGCTTTTCAATCTTCTACTAATCCCGCTCAGCTGACTCAGCTGGGTGCTGACAATTTTGGGTCAGATACTCGCGCTCTCTATCTGAAACTGTTCAGTGGAGAAATGTTCAAAGGCTTCCAACGTAACACGATCGCCCGCGATCTTGTGATGAAGCGTACACTTAAGAACGGCAAATCTTTGCAGTTCATCTACACCGGACGCACCAAAAGTGAGTTCCATACTCCTGGAAATAGCATTTTGGGTGATACCAACAGTGCACCTCCAGTGGCTGAGAAGACCATCACGGTTGATGATCTTTTAATTTCTAGTGCATTCGTTTACGACCTAGATGAGACTCTTTCTCATTACGATCTGCGCTCGGAGATCAGCCGTAAGATCGGCTATGCTCTTGCAGAAAAGTATGACCGCTTGATCTTCCGTGCTATCACTCGTGGTGCACGTGCTGCCTCTCCTATCACTGCTACTGACTATGTAGAACCCGGTGGTACTCAGGTTCGTGTTGGTACTACTACTAACGCCTCTGATGCTTATTCTTCTACTGCTTTGGTTGCTGCATTCTATGATGCTGCCGCTGCAATGGACGAAAAGGGAGTCAGCCAGGACGGACGTGTGGGTGTCCTGAACCCCCGTCAGTACTATGCACTGATCCAAGAGGTCGGTTCTAATGGTCTGATCAACCGCGACATTCAAGGTTCCGCACTGCAAGGTGGCGACGGAATCGTGGAGATCGCTGGTATCAAGATCTACAAGTCCATGAATATTCCTTTCTTCTCTCAGTATGGTACTAAGTACGGTACTAGTTCTGCTACTAACCCTGGTATTACCGATCCTGGTAACACCGGTTCGTTCGTAGCCGAAGCTGTTGAAGATGCTGCTAACGATGTTACCGGTATCAACAATGAGTACGGTGAAGAAACCGAATTTGCTAATAGCTGTGGTTTGATCTTCCAGCGTGAAGCTGCTGGTTGTGTTGAAGCGATCGCTCCTCAGGTCCAAGTGACCAGTGGTGACGTTTCTGTTATCTATCAGGGTGACGTGATCCTTGGCCGTTTGGCTATGGGTGCTGACTTCCTGAACCCAGCTGCTGCTGTTGAACTGTTTGCCGGTACTGCTACCAAGCCTGCCGCATTCTAATTTATATTATACTGGGAGTCTCTTCGGAGGCTCCTTTTTTTTAATTCTTTATTGAGAATAATACTCATTATCAAACTATGCCTTTTCCTACTACTGGCTCCAACACTGAGCTACAAGCTGTTAATCAGATCCTGGCGTCAGTTGGTCAGGCTCCTGTTACCACGTTGACAACTGAAGAAACTCTTGTAATTAATGAAACCGCAAGGTTCACTGGTTCTATCTCTGGCACAACGCTAACCACTACTACTGCTAATATTCCTGTCGGAACTTATATCGGCGGTACTGGTGTGACTACTGGCACATCTATTGCTGTTGCTGGTGTCGAAGCTTCTCCTGCTACAGATCCTGTTACGTATGAATACACTGTTAACATTTCACAAACTGTTGCAGAACGTGCTCTTACTCAATCCAGCGTTACAAGTAGAGTTGAAAATCAAACCAACCCGGACGTTGCAATTGCACTCAACACCCTGAGGGAAGTCTCGCGTGAAATACAATCAGAAGGCTGGTCCTTCAATAAAGAATTGGATTATCCAATCACACCTGATTCTAATAACGAAGTAAACATTGCTAATAATGTTCTTCAAATGGATCTGAATAGAACTTACACACAAAACATTGATAGGGATTCAATTAATCGTGGTGGTAAACTCTACGACAAAAAGAAGCATTCCTATAAATGGACAGACGAAACACTTTACGTTGATATTACCTGGTACTTTGACTGGGCTAATATCCCTGATCCTATCCAAGCTTTTATTGTAGCTCGTGCAGCTTCCGTTGTGTCTAGTCGCATCATTGGTGATGGTAATCAATACCAAATGCTACAACAGAAAGAAGCTTTTGCCCGTGCTATGGCTATGGAATACGAATGCAACCAAGAGGATTTATCATTCTTTGGTGCCCCACCTAGTGGTAATTATTACCAACCTTATCAGCCGTATCATACTTTACAACGCTAATGCCCTCAGTAACTCAACTGACACCTAACTTCCTTGGTGGTGTCTCAACACAAAACGACGACAAGAAATTAGAAGGTCAGGTAACTGAGTGCATTAATGGTTACCCTGACGCAACCTTTGGTCTACTTAAAAGACCTGGTATGAAAAACATCAATGTATTAAAGAAAGCCGATGATAGTGCATTTACCAAGGCTGAGCTAGAAGATGCAGCATGGTTTTATATTGACCGTGCTACAGCTGGTTCTTACATTGGTTGTATTAAAGATACTGATATTTTTATCTGGACCGCAGCTGATGGTACGTTCTGTACTGTAACTAATAGTGGTACTGCATATTTAACTGGTACAAGTGCAGACGATTATCATTTTCGTAGCATTCAAGATACTACAATTATTACTAACAAAACTGTAGACACTGCTATGCAAGCAGATGGTACGTATGTTGCTAATTCAGTAGGTACTATCAAACTGCTTGCTGTAGATTCTTTTGAGTATAGAATAACAATTTCTGGACACACTACAACATTTACCCCTCAAACAACAACAACGTTTGATCAAATGCTGGACTATGGGTCTGGTACTAATACCAGTCATCACATGGCAGCTGCAGTTAGAGCGTTAATTCTAGCAAGACAAAGTGCTAGTGATTCTGATTTTACTGGTAAATGGTATCTTAAAGGTTATGCAAATAGTCTTGTTATTATCAGGACAAACGAAGCAACAGGTGTAGATACTAATGTTGATTCTGTACCAGGTGGGACACGTCAATCTTTTACTATTTCAGGTACAGGTGGTTTAGTAAATAATAATATTGAAGTATTTCAAGACGAAGTATCAGATATATCTAAACTACCTTTGGAATCTTTTACTGATCATAACATTAAAATTTTAAATAGTGATTCAGCTGAAGATGATTATTATGTTAAATTTGTAGCATACCAAGGTACAGGAGGTAATGGTTATTGGAAAGAAACCGTAGCACGTGATGCGTCACCTGGTGTAGATAATACAACCATGCCACATGAATTGGCTAACACTGGTGCTACTGCATTTACCTTTGGACCTATTACATATAAAGGTAGGTTAGCTGGTGATGATGTAACTAGCCCCACACCATCTTTTATTGGATCACCAATTAATTGTACTTTCTTTTACAGTAACCGTTTTGGTGTATTGTCTGGCGACAATGTAATTCTTGGTGTTGCTAATGATTCCTATAATTTCTTTGTCAAATCAGCGTTAACACAGATTGATTCAGATCCTATTGATTTAAATGTATCTAGTGTACGACCTGTTAGTTTGTCTGAGGTACTACCTTCCCCGCAAGGGTTACTCTTATTTAGTGAGCGTCAACAGTTCCAACTCTATGCAACTGATGCGAGTGTTCTTACAGCTACTTCTGCTGTCATTCGAGCACTTGCTAACTATGAGATGGCAACTGATATTGCACCTGTAGATGTTGGTACTACTTCTGCATTTATTAGTCGTGTCCCTGGTTTCAGTAAACTTTTTACAATGTCTCTACGTGATGTAGAACAAAGCCCAGTTGTTGTAGACATTAGTAAGGCAGTATTAGAGTACATCCCAGACACTGTAGATAATTTAACTACGAGTCCACCTAACTCTGTTATCATGTTAATTGATAGAGAC